CTTGCTGCTCACTCAGGAATCGTTGCATGCTGATTGCTTGCTCGGCCTGGAACTGTTGCCTTAAGAAGTGCTGTTCCTGCATCGTTTGTTGCAGCGCCGCTTGTCTCTGCTCTGAGAGGTGCTTTTGCCGCATAAACTCAACCGGATCATTGTTCAGCAACTGTTCCCAATCTATTTTCTGCTGCTCTTGCAGCGCCGCACTGAGTACGGCTTCTTGCTGCTGGAGCTTTTGGGCATAAATTGCCCGTTCTTGCTGTGCTTTCTGAATTTCAGCATCGGCGGCTTTACGCTGCTCTGATGCTTCCATTGTTTTCTTCGTATAGTCAGCCTGTCTCAAGCCAGACTTGTAGGCTTCGGCAAGTTGCGCTTTCGTGAGTTCTACCGGCTTGCCATCGACTTCGATGGTGACGGTTTCCTCGTTATTCGCGTCTGCTTCGCCTTCCGGTGCTGCTTCCGTCTCTACCTCTAATTCCGGTTCTTTTACCCCTTCCGAATCGCTTGAACCGTCATCATTGGCCGGCGCTTCTTTCGGATCCAGCATTTCTGCAAATACCGAGGCCGCGCCGTTAATATCTAAAGCGGTGGGTTCCAGACTTGTGCCTGAATTATCCAAAGAGTTCATCATTTCTCCAGTGCCTCACGGCATTAGGTTTGCTCAATAAAAAAGCCGCCCGAATGAGCGGCTTGCTTAAACAGATTGAGCGGCTGTCAAGTTCTTTTAAGGATCAATGACTGCCCGGCCAACATGGCATTCAGAATCATGAAATCGCGTTTTTGGCGCGCTCTAACAATGTCCGCTTGTGTTCCAGGTCCAGTTGTGCCAGTTTCCCGGTTTCCAGCATCGACTTGATCAACAGTTCCAGCTTGTTCGCCAGACTTAACATCATCCAAAGTTTCTCGCGCCCTTCTGAGTCTCGCGCCGGTGATTGTTCCCATGCGTTTTTAATCTCCTGTTTGATTTCGTAGAGCGCCCATTGAAAAGCCTCGTTTTCAAGTACTTCCTTGGCGCGATTACCGTTATAAATTCGCTGTTCGATTTCCATCATGCCACCATGAGTAATGCTTCCCTATCATCCTCTTCCAGCAAATCCTGATACAAGGAATAGAGGGCCTCATACTGCATTTTTCGCATAAGCTGATCGTATTGGGCTTGTGCGTTATAGGCCTGTGCCATCTCGCTAACCGTCTGCAATGGGACAGTTTCATCGGGTTGCGCTACAGGAACTGAATCCGGCTTCTGCAAGTTAGCCATGCTGGGGTTTGCACCAGCCGACTTTTTCTTTGCCGGGTATTGCTTGACCTTTACTGGTTCTTTGATATCGCTTGGTAAAGCGTTGATCGCATCGACCTGATTAGAAAACACCATCAAGCGATCGCCTACCTTGACCACGAATTTCTTTTTCTTTCCTACCGAATAATCAGGTGCAGATCCGGAAGCCTGACTCCCAGCCGTCCCGCTTGCCGTAGAAATGTCATTCGCATTCGTGTAGGCAACTGTCCCGCTGATCGTCCCTACTATCCCACTAGCGGCTATTGTGTCATTGACGTTGGTCTTGGCAACTGTTCCGATGACTGTTGTCGTGCCATTTGCCGCGCTCGTGTCATTGGCGTTAGTTCTTGATACTGTTCCAACAATGGTCGTGGTGCCACTAGCTGCCAGTGTGTCATTGGCGTTCGTTGAGGCGACGGTGCCGGTAATCGAATTCCCGACTGACCCACTGGCGCCGACGGTATCGTTAGCATTGGTTGTTGCCAGTGTTCCGGTAACTGTCGGCGTGCCTGACGCAGCAGACGTATCATTAACGTTTGTTCTTGCCAACGTGCCCAGTATTGTTGTCGTTCCAGATGCGACGCTCGTGTCATTGGCATTGCTCTTGGCAACCGATCCAGTAACCGTGGTCGTTCCCGATGCTGAGGAGGTATCATTCGCATTGGTTACAGCAACCGTTCCAGTGCTTCCACTACTTGTACCCGCTACCCATATCCTGCGCGACTGGGGTTTGAAAATCTGCCACGGGTTACTGGTGAATTCTCTTGCTTCTGATGCTGAAAGTGCTCCAGTAAGACTGCCTACCAGATATAACTCATGATCCCCAAACGAGCTACCTGTACCCGATTGCCCGACCGACGCTACACCGCCAGCCGACGTACTTATAGCAGCGGTGGTCGCTACAAGTACGCCATTCTTGTAAGTGTAAAAAGCATTTGCAACAGGGTTGTTGACTGAAACTAATATGCAGTACTCACCGGCAGACAAAATTCCAGCCTGGGTAAATTCGACGTTCAGGTTCGTTTTCACCCAAACGAGGTCCGTATTATTGGTTACGCGCCACATTGCCCCGCCGGAGCCGCCGCTGCTAAGAATGGCGCGAGTAGACCCGCCGCTGCCTACCCGTAATACTGCAAATCGAGTGAGCGCACCTTGCCCCGCAATGGAAATGTTAGGTGGCCCGGCAACATATCCTGACGACCCGTTCCCTTTTAGCCCTATCCCGTATTTCCCGCTAACGCGGGTTACGCCGCCCGAAGGAGTACTCGGAGATAATCGACTTCTACCACCTTGGAAATCGGGAGTGAAATAGTACTCAACACGCGCGCCAAATGGATTGCTCCAGTCAATCTCGACCGGAACCTGCGGCTGCCTAGTCCATTTCTGCGGAAGTATCAGGTTGCTCATGGACAACCTTACGCAACCGTGCTGCTTATCTCGCTGGTAAAGGCACTGCCACTGGTCAGCGCCACACCCAAGTCATTCTTGATAACGACCTTGAACGCATAGGGGCAATACCCGAGCGCCTGCGCGACGGAGAATGTGGCGATCTGCGTGGTGGTAACCGAGTTCATCGGCACGGTGCCGAGAAAGCGCAAATTCGGTTCGTCCGTGGTGGTGGTGCCGCTGGTCGGGCCTGAGCGAAAATTCGTGCCATCCAGCGATTCCTGCACGAACACCACGGCCTGCTTGTTTCCGGCTGGCGTGTTGGTGGTGGCAATATCGACTTCAACGATCACATCCAACGGCTGGTTGGTGTTGGCCGTGTAGGTGCTGGAAGCGACATAGGTTCCAGAGGCCAGCGTGGAAAGGCCGGTCACGGTCAGGCTTGTCCGGGACCCCACAATCTGTTTCACGGTAGCCATATTACATTCCCTCCAATGCCTGCTGCACCTGTGATGCGGTAATTTCATCCGGGACGACGGCCAGGTTCTTGAGTGCCTCGGCAACAGCCTGCGGCATAACACCACCGGCGGCCAGCGCATCCAGTTGCCCACGTGTTGCCGCCGCCCCGATGTTTAGTTCGCCGCGATCCAGCAGTTTCAGTGCCCATTTCACGGGGCTACTGGTTGCAGCAACCGCCGTCAAGCCATCGAGGAATGCCGCGCCATTATCTGCACCTAGCGCCTCCATGACGGTGCCATAGCCGACATTACGTTCAATCAGTTTTGTGCGGCCAATGGACAGAATGCGTGCCAGCTCGCCACAATCTCTTGCAGCGAGTGCATCGGCGCAATCAGGACGGGAGAGGATTTCGTCACGGAGTGCCATGATCAAGAAACCCTGATAAGGCCGTTAGTCAAATCATTGGTAGGCATTGTCAGCGTGAATGTAGCAGCAGTTACCGTAGTAGCACCAAAGGTATTCACTGACACTGCATTCTTGCCGGATGCTGTATCGTTATAGATCATCACACAATCAAATGAAGTGGAAAGCGTCACTGTGCCAAAGGCAAGTGAAGCTGAGGGTGTCCAGTAGGCGACAACACCTGTACCACCAGCATTCGATGGGGCGGTGGCATTTGTAACAGTAATTCCCCCTGCGGTATATCCTGATCCTGATACTTCTCCAGTTGCAGTATATGCCGTTGAGTCAGCATTGATCGTTGCAGAGGCAAGGTAAAGAGCCGCTTTGAAAGAATCCGCAGCAGTGGTTCCCCGTACTACGCTGGTTCCGAAAGCATGAAGTCCATTAAGAAGATCAAGCCGAAAAGTTTTTGGGATAGCTTGTGTGTTAGCCATTAGATTTTCTCCAGTTCAGAATTAAGTTGGTGCCCTTGTTTTATATAAACATGTGCTGATTGTTTAACAATCTCGTCATCAAGTGTATATGTTTCAATGAATTTTATGTAGCTATCTGTATTTTCCCACGAATGGGAATAAACCAAATCCTTGATAGGAAGATTACCCTTGATAGTATAAATCAATGGTTCATTAGTGTTTTGCATTATTTATCCTATTGTGCTGTGTAGGTGTCGCCAGAAGGCGCAGTTATCTTAACTGTTCTTCCCTGTTTTTTAAGTTCCAGGTCTTGTTTCTTCAAATCAAGTTCCTGTTTCTTCATAGCGTGCTCATCAAGTTTCATTGACATATCAATCTGCTTGTTTTGCAGATCATTGGCAGTGTGCGCCATCTGCATTTTTGTAATATTAATATTGCTGTTAATTTCTTTCTCTTTAAGCATCAAATCAGCGATTTTTGCTCTCTTTTCAAAGTCTTTCTCACCTGGGTCAGGCGGAAGATTGTTCGTAAGCGCAGCAACAAGTTTCGCTTTGGCAATATCTGGCGCAAGCTGATAATCAACAACAGCTTTCTGTGCTTCGGCCTGTGTTTTCTTCACATCAGCCTGTTTCTGCTGCATATCGAGCATGAGTGATTGCTGTTGCGCTTGCACAACCTGTGGATCAGGTTGCGACTGTGCTTTCATCTGTTCAAGCATTTCCTGCTTGTTATGCAGCGATGAATTCTCGACAATCCCCTGCATTAACACAGGTGTTAGCGGAGAATTCGCGCCTAATGTCTGAATCAGGAAGGCTAACTGCTTCTGCTCATACTCACGGGCAATAATTCCGAGTGTTGCAGTCGGTATAAACTTCACATCTAGTGCAGGATACCGCTCAGGGTCAAACTGCATATAGCGCCATGTAGCTTTGTAGATAAAAGGTATCAGAAAATCTTCCTGAAAGTTTATCAATGTACGCTTGTACTTCTTGATCATGGTGGCTGTCGCCATATCCATGTTGCCATCGCGTGAAACTTGCGATACCTGCCCGGCGGAATCCATTGTCCCTGTTGCCATCAGCAACATGCGTTCCAATTCCTTGCTGGTTTCCATCTGCACGCCGTCCATCGTGCCAAACTTGAATGGAAACATGATTTCCTGCGGATTACCGTTAACCAGAATGTTTTTACCTGGTTGAATCTCGAACTTCATGCCACGAGGCAATCTAGTCGCATCCATTCCCATCATTGGCGCAGTTGTAAGCGCCATTGTGTCAAAGTGAGACCGAATAGATGAGTCAATTCCAGACTGCGTATTCAGTGATTTTTCAGCCGTACCACGTCCAAGTACCCTATTCGGCACGGTATCTGCCTGATAGCAGACAATCGGCCTGTCCTGCATCATATATGGCGATTCTTCTGCCTTCAGAATAGTCCCATCATTAGCGATGACAACAATCGCCTCGACCATATCGCTGTAATCCTCGAATTCATCGCGGATCATCGGGTCATCAGGCATAACCATTGGTTCATTCTCGGTATCACCAGGTGTCAGGTATTCACGAGGAACCAGCCCGTAATACGTCAACATCAGCACCTTGTCATCACGGTATTCAGTCAATTCGTTGCCACTTTCAAGCGAATTGTCCTTATACATCGTGGAAATATCTATGTCTCTGTACTTCCCGCTTTTTATACCCTGAATGACTTTATGCACCGAAACGTATTTCTCGATAGCAACTCCCATGCAATCATCAATGGATGTTCCATTGGGGTCAAACAGGAAGTTTTTTGGATTAACAGGAGTTAATCTTACAGAAACACGCTCTGATTCACCTATGCCATACATTGCCATGCCATTACCAGCAGGTTGCTGCATGGGCTTGTACTGCTTCTGTGTGGAAACGGTAATTTCACCAATACCCGTTCCATAAATCTCTGCCAGAAGCGAGATATTTTCTATGGATTTTCTTATCTTGTCCTGATCGAAATCTTCTTTTAACTGATTTTTCAGCTTTTCTACGTCAAGTTTTACCCCATTGGCATCAACAAGGTCATCTCTTATATCAAAATATTCATCCTGTCCGAAAATCGCCTCCATGATCTCAGCATGGCGCGTTTCTATCGCTTGCTGGGTCGCCGGAGAGACAAATTTACTACGCTCAGACTTCCTTGTGCGATCAGTTTCATCAAACTTACCATAGAAATTGCGCTCATACTTGTTCCAGTTATCGGTAAAGTTCTGATCTCTGTAATCCCGCCACTGATCTATGTGTCTAACAATGAATTTTAGAAGTTCATCATCATTGCTAGTGGATTCATAGAATTGTTTTTGGTTATCGCCAAGAATATCAACAATCTGTTCATTATCAGAGTTATCTATGATGTTATCCATACGTCTTAAATCCCTGTGATTGAATCAAATTCTTCATATTCATAGCTATCATATGAACTCGATTGAAGGTAACTCGTTTTTTGCACGTGCTGGATGTATGCCAAGGCGTCCAACAAATCATCGTGAACTCTTTTCGATGGGAACGCCAACATTTCCCGCTTTATCTCGTCCCAATTCTCATCTTCATTAAACACAATACGCCCGTGTTCCATCAACCCCTGCAAAGCATATGTAATTCTGTTCTCTTTTGCAATACCACCAGTCGAAATCGCCTCAATATGGGCAAACTGCTGGTTCTTTCGCATCAAATCCTCAAGATATGGCAATACCGCCCGCATCAATGGCCCCTTCTCGATCCCTATTGCCAGTGGCTTATGCGTCCTGATATTCAACAAAACCCTTACAACAGACTCTCTAACGTCCCATCGGCCATAATCAATCTTCTGTACCCACCACTTACCGTCATCATATACCCTTACAACTGCAATAGCAAAATAGTCCAATTTGCTTTTTTTGCCTGATTCAGTAGTTACACCACTATACCCCGCAGGATCAACTGCAATATAGGTGGAATAGCTCCCCTCTGGCGCTTTCCCTGTCTTGAACCACTCCAATCTAAGGATATTCGCTCCTGTCGTATCCCACGACGCCTCATATTCACGTAGGAACTCTGCTGTTCCCATGCGTTTTTTGGCATCTTCTATCTCTGCCTTGTCAATAAACGGGTTATCCGCAGTCGTAAAGTGCCAGGACTTCCAATCTGTATCCTCCCCGGATTCACCATAATCAAACATCTTGCGGAATTCTTCGGCCTCCGGCTCTGGCGTTCCAATGAACATTGCCCCGCCTTTCATATCTGATAGCGACGGGCTGATACTACTTTCCCATGTTCCTGATTTAATGTCCTTCATTTCATCCATAACCACGTAGTACAGCTTCTTGCCACGTAGCCTGTCCGGCTTATCTGCCCCGCGTATCTGAATCTTCACCCCATTCTTCAGCGTAATATCCCCATCATTGATATGCGCCTTAGC